ACCTATGATGGGTAGAACAGTATATTTTGATGGGTGTGAGTTTAGACATGCTGTATCTAATATACTTAAAGGAGATCGCTATACTATATCCTCATGGTATGGTGAAGATGTATCATTACCACTCAACAAAGAGTTCACCAACTTATGAAAATTATTGACAAGGCATTAGATGTAGAATTATTTTCTATCATTAGAAAATTAGGTTGTGACTCTCAAAGTTTACCTTGGTACTTGGAGACCGATATATCTGGTATGGGTGAAGAAGAAAATTGTTATTTCACCCATTTGTTTTATAATAATGATACTGTCTGTAGTGACTATATGAAGTGGGGTCAAGCATTAAAAAATTATCTGGAAGCAAAAGCATTCATTAGAATAAAAGCAAATTTATATCCAAGAACGGACACTATCATACATCATAAAGATCATGTTGACTATACGTTTGAGCATAAAGCTGCTATACTATACTTAAATACAAATGATGGATTTACTGTAATTGGTGATAAAAAAATTGAATCAGTAGCAAATAGAATGTTATTGTTTAATCCTCAGATACCACACCATAGCACGACTTGTACTGATACTCAATTCAGATCAAACATCAATTTTAATTATTTCTGATGACTAGAATCTTAGACCCAAGAGAATCATATATCTTTCCAGAGTATCTTAGTGTTCCATATACAGGAACATACGATAAACTTTGCGAAGGTATCAAAGACATCTTAAAGAATGAATTTCATGCCTCTATTGAATATGCAGAGGTGCGAGAGATAGAAGATGAAGATGTATCATCTGATGGAGAGTTTATTGCTGTAGTGTCATTAATTACAGGAACTCTATACATCTATTGTTGGGAGGTTCAAGGGTGTTCACATGAATTCCAATTAAAACCTGCTACGAAACATATCCAAAAAGGAATCATGTATCGTTTAAAAAACGTGAGGGATATACAAGGTGCGAAACATTATTTTTAAGGTAGTATCTAATCTACCAGTAGTTTTTATTCAAGAGTTCTATGATAAGGAGGAACTTGAATTAATTATGAAAGAACTACATTACTTCAAAGATGAGAATGTATTTAAGAAACCTGGTGAACCATTTGGTCCTGGTACTGCTGTTCGTGATGGTGTTCAATTAAAAGATGGTAAAGGATTGCACTTAGATAGTTTTTATGATAAGAAAAGAAATGAGTCGAACATATTAAGAATCAATAGAAAATTATTTTCAACTGAAGTTGTAGAGTTATTAGAAGGATTGCATACATTTTTTAGATACATTTCAGAATCATCTGAAGATAATACTAAGATACATTATTTTAATCAAGGTAATCATTATAAGAAACATATAGACTCAACAACCATAACTGCTATCTCATACTTTCATGACCTACCTAAAACATTTACTGGTGGAGATTTGATTATAGAATCACGACTTCATATACCTTGCCTAAATAATTCACTTGTAATATTTCCCTCGATCTTATGGCATGAAGTGACACCCGTAGAAGGAACGGGTAGGTATGCTATGAGTCAATTTATATCAATGGCATGAAATTAATTCAATTTGAAAACGACCCACCAAAGACTAAGTTTGCACCAGTATTTGATTATTGGGTGTATGAAAACTTTGTAGATATTGGCGATTTAAAATCAATTATATTATCAAAAGAAAAAGAAATCATAGAAGGTAATCCATATACACATGATTGGAATACAGGATTGGGTAAGGATAGTCTAACGTCTCGATCTGATTGCTATAATATATTGAAGTGGGGTGAAGCACATTTTTTAAAAGAAATTATCAGATCATCACATGATAATATGATTACTGAGTTAGGATATAAATGGGAAGATAGAATCTATGTTCAATGTTGGGCAAACGTATTAAGGAAAGGTCAAGCAATAAAACAACATCATCATTGGGATAGTCCTTACACATATCTTGGAGGACATATATGTTTAGATAATTATGATACGAGTACTCATTATGAAATACCATACTGTAAAAAATTATATTCATCACCAAATGAACTAGGCAAGGTGACACTATTTCCAAATTGGTTAGAACACTTCACCGACTCATACGAGGGTTCAGAGGAACGTGTAACACTAGCATTTGATATAATCACAGAGGTAGTATATAATGAAGATGTATTTAATAATAAAAAAGATCATTGGGTTCAGTTATGAATCTCAATGATATTCGAGTTGCTATAGATCATGTAATAGAAGATGCTCCTCTATTATATGATTTGTCAGTAACAACACCACCACCTGACTTAGTAAGACAAAGAACTCAAGACCATTACAACACATCAATGCCTGACTCTCATGGTAAAGATTTTTCTATACATGAGAATTGTAAGTCTGTAATTGTATGGAATGTTTTTAGTACAGTCGCATACGATTATCATTACAAAAATGAATTTCTACCAAAGATACTCATGTATCTTAATTATAGATGGGGTATGAATGGTTATAGTTTTGGTTATGATAATTATGTATTGAATCGTAAGCAATTTGCAATACGATCTGGTTCAGCAACATTAGCAAAGAACTCTCTAGCATTTCATGAGAAGTTTGGACTCAATTATAAAATTGAATTAATCCTAACTAATTGTGAGTTTGAAGAGACGACCATAGTTGATGGTAATCCTCACTATGATAACTGTCTAGGTTGTCCTGCTCCTTGTGTTACTAACTGCCCTATGAATTGTAAGATGGATTTTGAGTTGGTAGATTGGGAGGATTGTGCTAACTTTGTAGATACACCTGCAGCTTTCAAAGACCTTGATGGTATTTGTAGGATATGTCAAACGAGCTGCCCTTATTCTGAACAACTTAAATCTGACATCTTAGAAGTAAACCCTAACTATGGAATGAGATTAAATGTCTGAACAATTATCTTGGGAACTATCACAGTCTAATAATTATTTTGCTCCTAAGTTTGCAATTAAAATGTGGGAGGATTATATACCTCATTCATTAATTGATGATGTCATGGGTGTAACTCTACATCAAGAATTAGATGGAATGTTTGACAATGATCTATGGGAACATTATAATGTATTCAAATGGGATTATCCTTGTATTCGGGAATTGAATGACCATATCAAAGAATGCTATAAAAATTTCTGTACAAATTTGAAGATCCCTATAGAAAAAGTCTGGATTAGAGGTTGGATTTATCCTCAGAAACGAGGTATGAAGTTAGATAGACATTTGCACGCATTACATGAGAATGCTTATCTTAGTGGTAACCTATGTTTAACTAAAAATAATACAACTACAGATTATGATATACCTTACATTGGTTGGGTAAAGATAGATAATCAAAAAGGTAAGATGATTTTATTTCCGTCTTGCATACCACACGCTTCGGACACATTACAAGAGGACTCAAGATACACATTAGCATTTGATCTCATAACAGAGCAAGGCATGGATTACTTTTGGAATCATAATGCAACTGAATATGACCCTCTACTATTAGCAACTGAATTATGAAAGTTATTGACGATTTTTTACAATGGGAAGATTTTTTAAAGATTAACAATTTGATGTTAAGTCCTAAATTTTCATGGTTTTACAATTCATTTGTTGATGATGAATATGGTGAAGACGGTGAAAAATATCAATTCACCCATACATTTTATAAACAACCAGATGGAAACAATAGTGAACATATACACATATTAAATCCTCTATTTAAAAAATTGAATGCACAGTTATTGGTTAGAGTAAAAGCAAATATGAATCCTAAGTCAGTTGACAGAGAACTAGGAGTGCTTCATAGAGACGTAAAATATGATTGTAATACTGCAATATATTATGTCAATAGCAACAATGGATATACAGAGTTTGAAGATGGAACTAAAGTAAAGTCAGTTGAGAACAGAGTTGTTATATTTAATTCAAATATGCTACACACAGGAAGAAATTGTACTGATGAGAATGTCAGAGTCTTAATCAATCTAAATTACTTCACATGAATACAGTTCATTATATACCAGAGATATTGACTGACATTAGAAGGCAACAGTCTATTGATGATTGTGAGTCTCTTTTACTTACAGGACAACAATTATCAGAGCATTTTGGTAAAGGCACATATCCTGGCAGACAAACATTTTCTAACTTACATCACAATTATCTCTATGATGACATATTTGATACTATGCTGTATAATGTTAAGAAGTATCTAAAGCAAGATTTAACAATAGACAAAGCATGGATTAACTGGACAGATGGAGATAAGCAACATGAATGTTGGCACACTCATACACCTGCAAAGTTATCTGCTGTATATTATATGACACCATATAATTGTGGCACTCAGTTTCAAGATCAATTTGTTGAGACTGAACTTAACAGTCTATTGGTATTTCCGTCTGATCTATTACATACAGCACCAGTATCTAACAATAGATACGATAGATACACAATGGCATTTGATCTTATATGAACTTAAAAGATTTTTATTTTAAAAATAATTATGCTGTAGTTCGGAACTTAGCAAATCCATTACCACTCAGAAACTTACCTCAATTATATGTTGAAGGACACGAGGAGTATGATTACAAAGACCCTAGCAAACATAAATTTTTTAATGATGAGAGACAGGTCAATGGTGCATACTCAAGAACAAACCACCCATTTTATAAGGAACTACACAGACAATTACGTACAGTATTAGAAAATATATTAGAAACAAAATTAATACCAACATATTATTTTGATAGAATATATTATTCTGGACAAGAGTTAGTTCCTCATACTGATTGGGAAGGGTGTGAAGTAAGTGTTACCTTACAAATAGAAACAACATTAAAATCTGCATGGGACTTTTATGTTGAAGGGACACCAATAAAAATGCAAGATGGGGACGCTGTTATATACAATGGTATGTTCGCTAAACATTGGAGAGAACCTATGGAAGGTGATTCAAAAAAAGATTATCATCACCAAATCTTTCTACATTACGTCATACATAATAGTCCTTGCTATTTTACTATGTTAGAAAACAAATGGGAATTAAATGATTAACAGACAACTATTAGAAAAAGGTTACTTGATTGTTAATGGATTTGTTAATCCAGAATATTGTCATGAACTTTATCAAGACCTATTGAAAGAGGGTAGGACTGACAAAACACTCATGTGTGATGATTTTCATGGTTCAGTTCACAACCACCCTAATCCAGTAGCAGCTGTAGAAATACATCATTACATGACGAAATATATGACTGACTTAGTTGAAGAGTCATTATTTCCTACCTACTCATACATGAGAATATACAATAATAATTCATTCTTAATCAAACATACTGATAGACCTGCATGTGAAATATCAGCAACAGTTCATTTAGGGTCAGATAAAGAGTGGTCAATGGGTGTGGAACGTCCTATTACAAGAGCAAGATCAAAGATAGACCTAAAACCTGGTGATGCTATCATATATTTGGGTTGCACTACTCAGCATTGGAGAGAAGGTTCATATACAGGAGATCATTTTTGTCAACTATTCTTGCATTGGGTAAGGAGTAGAGGTAATTTTGCATATACCTTGAACGATAAGGACAGGTCACAACCACCAAGCGGTTGGGTAGGAGACCTTGTGACAGAATATGAGAATATGCTAACTGGCACAGACCCCTAGACAGACCAAAATTCTTGTGTTATGATTAATGGGTAGTAAATGGCTCTCAAACAATGCCTCAATTCACATTGACATGTACTGACGAGGACGAGACTATCACTAGCAAAGAGTTTGATGCGACAATTCTGACTGAAGTTGTCGAAAAAACTCAAGACTTTTTGCATGGTGTAGGTTACGTCTTTGAAGAATTACAAGTCGTAGAACAAATTGATGAAAGTGTAACAGATGATAATGTTATACATTTCAACTCTTAATATATACAGTAAGTAGTTTATTTGATTACTATCAACAAATGGGTAAAACTTTTCGCAGAGGTGGGTCTGAAAGGGGTAACTACTCTTTCGGCAAATCTATTCGGGATAAACGTCAAAACAATGGCGGTATCAACAGAGTTCCAAAAGGAGACTATTCTTATGAAAAAGACCAAACAAAAGGAAAGAAACCAAGAACTCAAAACGATAGATGGTAAGGAGTGGGAAGAAGATGGTTTAGATTACGAAGACCTCTATTATGACGATAGTTCTGAAGTTGACTATGGACTAGAATACACAACCACATAAATGAAAGATCAAGGTTCGGTCGGATTCAATGAGAGTCCGACCATAAAATATCAGAGGGCATTAGACCTCTTTACGGAGTCCGTAATGAAACCAGACCACGATTTGCGTGGGTGTGCTTATAATCAGGATTGCTTCAATGAACTCATGGAGATTCGAGAACACGTCTTGAAATATCTGACAACTTTAAAATCAACACAAAATGTTGAAAATCCAGATGAGTCAGATATAATAGAAGAAGAAAAACTAAACGAAACCGCACCCCTCTCAAAATGGCGATAGCAATGTCAGTAATCAAATCCTCTATCTTAGATCAACAACAGAAAGAAATTCTAAAAGATGCTTTACTATCTTATGTAAGCAACTTACAAAAAAGATTCTATAAGGATTCACTTATTACAGAAGAAATCTATCATCAAAAGATGAAAGAGATTCAAGATGTTGTTAGTTCATTGCACCTCAATGAATTATACAAGATGTGACACCTTATAAACTGTACCAGTAGGGATTGTTCCTTACTGTTTTTTGATGTACAATGATTGTATTATGAAACTAAGACCAATGGCGATCACAAAAGATATTCAAGATGTTGCAACCGCACTCAAGGAGCAACTACCCTCTATTTGTGATGAGTGGAATACTGTATCACTTCCTTTAATGGAAACATTATACAGAAAAAGTTTCAAGAAAATATTTGAGAACAGACAGACACAGGAGAAAACAAAAGCAATTAGTCCTATTATTGATGAGATCATTGCAGAGAAAATACAAGAGAAGGTATCTAACTTCACTATTACAGAAGGAAAAGGATTTGACTATACTCTCAATGAAACAGAAATAGAGTGGAAGAATAGTTTATCTGATTCTGATTCATGGACAGGTAATGGTTACAGAAAAACTAATTGGCACGTCCTATGTAAGTTTATTCCAAATGAAGATGGTGTTATTGAAAGTTATTTCGCTTGCATCATACCTTATGATATGATAGAATCAAATTGGAGTGAAACTGGCAACAGTAATTTCAGTTCATTAAAGTTGTTAAAAGATGATAACTTAAATATAATCAAAGTTGCAGGTACTTTAACATCTGCTAAAAAATATCTAAAACCTCAATTCGTCACAGTATGATTTCCTTTCTACTATTCAATGCAAGTTTTTTAAACTTGATGTTTTATGTTTTTGCTATTGGTTTTTTAATCTCACTAGGATTGGAACAATGGATTAAGTTTAGACCACTATCTGTTGACTCAACAATGAATGAGAGAAACCTTTACATAGTCCAAAGCAATAGAAGATATTGTTGGAGACAAGCATGGATTACTAATTTATTTTGGTTCTTATGTAACGTAGGATTATTTGTTATCTCAAGAAATATGCAAACACCTCAAGATACTTTTTGGAATGGAATATGATACTATTAAAAGATTGTATTGAAGGAATGAAAGAACTTGAAGAGAGTTCTATTGATGCTATTGTTACTTCCCCACCATATAACCTCAATATCAAATATGGTTTATATTCTGACAATAAACCTAAACATGATTATCTTGATTGGTTAAAGACAGTATTTAAAGAAGGTAAACGTATCTTAAAAGATGATGGTCATCTATTTGTCAACATGGGTTATTCAAACATTGACCCCTATGTTGGTATGGAAGTTGCAATGACATTGCGAGACGATTGGGTATTACAAAATAATATTAATTGGGTTAAATCTATTCATGTTAATGATAAAACAAGCGGACATTTTAAACCAATTAATAGTAAAAGATTCTTATGCCCTACATGGGAAAACTTATTTCATTTTACTAAAGATGGCAATGTTAATATTGACAGATTATCAGTTGGTGTGAAGTATGAATACTATGAAGCAAACATAAGGGGAAACAATACAAAAGAGAATAAACCTAATCTAAGAGATAAAGGTAACGCATGGTTTATACCATACGAAACCATTAATAGCAAAGAACTTAGAGGAAAACATCCTGCTACATTTCCAGTTAAATTAGTTGAAGATTGTTTAAAATTAACTGGTATTCAAGGTGGAACTGTAGTTGACCCATTTATGGGAACTGGAAGCACAGCAGTAGCAGCTAGTAATTTAAGATGGAGAGCAATAGGTTATGACATAGATGAAGACTATGTAAAGTTTGCTAACAATAGAGTTAATGTAGGGTTGACACCTTTACTAACTTGATATATAATAACGTGATATGGACGACAAAACAGTTGTTTACATATTGCATTTACCTACTTTTATAGAGGATACAATTAAATGAAAGAACTTAAAGTTGGCGAGTGGTATCGCCTACCAGTTAATATTGGAGATTGCTCTAATGTTGAACTGGACGAGATCGAGATAGGTCTCATTTCAAGAGCAGCTTTTTTAGAGTT